TAGTCCTTAAAAAAGAAAGGTATACAAAACGCATACCAATCTCTTTAAGTACTAACTTCAAATGATTTTCATTTGAAAGTGAGATCATCGCAGAGGCTTCATATATATCTTTATATAATTTCAAATTTGAGAAGAATAATTTTGTTGTTTTTTTCATTTTTGTTTATTATATACCGCAGTATCTTCTCCCTTAGGAATCTAACCTTTGGAGGTATTAATAAATAATTTTAATATTTTCATTGGCTATCCTGACCTGGGAACTTTTAAATACAAATTTCGGTTTGTATCTAGATTTTCATCTAAGTCCATAGTGAGACGACGCGTGGTTCCATTAAAATAATTGCTGGAGGCCTACCTATAAATGCATAGCTCAACACTTTTAAACAAAAGAACTTTAAATTTCTTTCTTTAAAACAAGTTGTTACTAGTTTATAAAGTAAACCCTCTAGATATAAAATGTGGCCAATTACGATTTGGATTTCGCATCAGCCGAATTATTCTTCAATAAAAACATTGGGAAGATATTAGTTGGGAAAACCATTTTAGGGTTTTCTTTCACTATACCTTCAATATTAGAATTATTACTATTTCTAATAAACTCCAATAATTTTAAAGAGTTATTAATTTTAGTCCTACGTTCCGGTTTCTCTTGATCAAATGAAATTTGACTAAGTAAAGATTGACCTTCCTTGAGTATTAATTGTAACTCATCGATGGTTAACCTATTGAAAAACGGAGAGCTTATAAAATTAGGGAAAGGATATCATCTAACCTTATTAGAAAATTCTAATAATTTTAAAATATATCCTTCCATAATTCCCTCTACAAAATGATGACCTATAGATAGATCGGGTAGATTAAATTCTTTTGAAATTAAATCCATCCGGTTTGCTATAGAATCACTATTTTCTAGTCTGACCTTAAGTTTCTTGATCTCTTCAATTAAATAGATTTTATAATTTTTTGATTTACGTGAAGCAAATCATAAATTAGACATATCTATTGTCATTAAAGTAGAACCCTTCAAATAATCAAAGAACATTTTTGATGCTCTAGATTGATCGAAAGATTCTAGCTTACGCCCAAAATACGATAGCGGTTTATTAGAATCTAATAAAAGGCTAAGTATCTGTTCGTAAGTCATTACTCCCTTATCCACCAGCTGCGCTAAATAACCAATTATAGGGTATGATAGTCTCGTTTTAAATTTCTTAGAACCGTTACCGAGGATAAATAATAATTTCTTATTACCTCCTCAGTTACGTTCTAGTAATCTAGAAACAATACTCAATCTTCCAAAGAAATTATTATTACTAATAAAATCTTTAAAAGAAAGAGCTGAAACATCATATCCCTTATAACCCGTTCTCTTCGCAAATTCTACTACCGCTACACCCCGTGCTATTACACTTTTGGATAGATTTATTTCTACCCCAAGTCCTTTACACAGAGCTAAATATTTTTCCGCCACACGAGGGTCAAAGATGACTAAGTCATCTCCTAATATCACATAGTCAGGATATCATGGTTTATTATAACCATAACACTGACAATAGCAATATTGGACCATCATGTGATGAATCATATTTAGCATAGCCCAAGACGACAGCGCTCCCATAGGTTGCCCTACGGAATAATAAATATTTCCTTTTTCGAAACCGTACTTATTATTACTAATATAGTATGGTCTTTGAACGAGGATATATTCCCATAGCTTTCCAAACTTATGATTATCAAAGATAATAGATAAAAAATAAGATTGAACAGCAACGGGTAATCGGTCAGTTGCACTTGATAAATCAAATCCAAAAGACCCATTATATTTTTCTGCTAATCCTTGAGCTATGTCAAATGCTCTTGATTGATCATGAGTACCATCATTTGGAAGTTTTTTAAAAATTCCAAAGAGGTAATCATGCAATGGATGCAATAGTGATTGTGTAAAAACATCCACCATTGCAAACACCCGCAGTTTTCCAGCTGCTTCCTCTTTAAAAGAGAGTTGACCAAGGTGTCTTCCAGGTTTTAAATCTGAAGGACAGCCGGGGTCGCTGGATACTACTGAATCATACAGTAACATTAGACGTTTCGAATTAGTTAAAAGGAGGTATTCCCTAATATAGGAACCTAGATAAACATCTAGATTAACTATATCATGGAACAATCCTTTTCAGCTGACTTTACTACTAGGCGAAGCTTTTTGAATAGGTAATATTCTACGAGCCTCTAACTTAGTAAGATCAAAATGTGGAGAAAAACTTGTAAGAAGTCTTCTGGCGTTAAGCCATAAGAATTTCTTAAAATCAGTCAACACATCCAGATCACCAGAAAAAGGATCAGTAATCGTATTTAATTTTGTTTTGATAGGACCCTGCAAGACTCGATAGAGACTTGAAAGACTTAACCAAAACCTAATAACGGTTAATGACCCCCTTACGATCGCGGACCGATCTCCTAATTTAATAATTAGGGGAAGTCCGGACTTCGTAAGTCTGGGTAAAGGAAGGTCAGGTTCAATCTCTCTTAAACTAGAGAAAGGCGAACCTGCTATCTTCTTCTGAATGGCCAATTGTGTAGCCTTTAAGAATTTAATAACATACATATCCCCGTGATGTTTTCTTAGTTTAATAAGATACATCGCAAAGTTATGTAAAGATCTAATTCGGTTGGTGTCTTTAGTCCTTAAAAAAGAAAGGTATACAAAACGCATACCAATCTCTTTAAGTACTAACTTCAAATGATTTTCATTTGAAAGT